AGAACCGAACGCTAGGCCATTTGGCTCATCTTCGGGCAGATCTCAGGAGTGCGGAGTAGCCATGGGAAGACGACTCGAATCGCTTTGGTGGTGCGACGAATCCACGCCGCTTTGGTGGGCGTATATCGCCGCCGGGCTTCGTCGCGCGTGGTACCGTAGCACCATCGTGAGATGTACTTGCCCCGGATGCATCCACTACATCCCACGATGGTGGTCGGCCGGGCTCTGTGAGTGCTGCGCTACCGAAGAATGTTTCCACGACTGTCACGAGGATGGATAACATGGGACGACGACTCGAAGCAATCCCGCAATGGAAAGCCGACACCGAGCTGGTGGACCGCCAACAGGCGATCGCAGCGGCGGCGGCAGACGAAGCGGAACTGCGCAAGCTGCTACGCGAGGCGCGCATGCTGATTATCCCGCACGTCGACAGCCCCGAATGGCTGGCAGACGCAGACCGCGTGCTGGGGAAGCGGTAGCCATGGCCAATCCACTATCTCCAGCAGCGCGCCTGAAGGCCCTACGCCGCGACCTAGCGCGCTCCGAGGCGAAGTCCGCGCGACTATGCGCCGCACGCGCTGCCCTGCCACCTGGATCGAGCCGCGCGCGAGTAACGACGGCCAACGCACGCTGGGCGAGAGCGGCAGAGGAAAGAGACAGGCTGCTGCGCGCGGTGGAGCTGGCCGAGGCGCAGTTGAGTGTGTGAGCGGAAAGTAGAGCTTGCTTTTCGGACGCGAAATGTGCAAATGTGGAGGAGTCGAGGCCCCATGAATTCAACATTTCGGATACGCTGCGAATCCCCGCCCGCTGGGCCTCGACAATCTATCGGGTTGTGCAGGATTCGCGGCGTTTTCGAGGAGTTGAGTAGATGAGCATCAAGAGGCACGGTCAGAAGACGGTCAAACTGGAGTCGCTGAATCTTCCCGGCGACATTCGTGTGCGTATGAAGTCGGAGCACGTGATTGCGCTCGCCGAGTCGTACAAGTCGACAGGCGGGCGGCCCATGAACGCCCCCTGGGTGGACAGGGAAACCGGTCGGATCGTTGCAGGCAGAGACCGCACAGCGGCGATGATGGCGGCTGGGATCAAGGAGACCGTGGTCGAGCACGTGAGCGGCGATCCTATCGACCTGGCCCGCGCGACGATCATCGGGAATTTCCACCGTCGGCTTGATGACCGGCAGAAGCTGGCCAAGCAGCTCGCCGAGTTGGAGGAGGGGAGGATCGAGGAGGATGGAATCGAGCCCAAAAGAGAAAGAACCAAGCCCGAGCCAAAGCCGCACAGCGCAATTATGGCCCACAGTGGGCCAGAATTACCGACTGAGTCAAAGTCTCACGCTGGCAGGCCGCAGGCGGCCCGCGCAAAGGCACTTGAGAAAGTAGCCGAAGAGCTGCATATCACTCCTAAAGCCGCGAAACGGCTCGTCCAGCGCGCCGAAGCCAAAGAAGAGGCGATCAAGCGCCTACCGACGGTAGAAGCCGTGGCAGCTAAGGCAGTTGCGGAAGTAGCGCCCCCCCCCAGACCAATCAAGACTTTCGGCGTGACTGTACCCCTGGAAATCCTTGCGCGCGCTGAGAAAGAGCAGGCGCTGATTGACAAGATTGCGAAGCTCATCACTGAGGCAAAGCGGACGTACACCGAGCTGGAAAGTCTTCGCGGGGTAGAACGCTTCGAGGGGAACAAGCATATTGGCAGCTCCTTCCGTACGGCGATCAATGAGCTGAACAAGCTCAAACTTTCACGTCCTGCGAGCGTGTGCCCCTACTGCAAGATGGTGCCTGATATCGTGAAAACGTGTGCCGCTTGCCGAGGCCACGGATACGTCGACGAATTGGGGCTGAAGGACGTGCATCCGGTCTACCTTCGAGAGGGTGACGACGCGATAGTGGCGTGCGGAGGCAAGGAAATGCCACTCTCTAAATTCTCACTGGATGACTTCTGATGGCTGCCCAAATGGATTTCTTCGCAGCGCCGAGAGTTGTTAACCCTTACCCGGCTGCGATTCCGCAAACCTCCCATCCGTCTCTTGCGCATGCCATGCGCCCATACCAGCAAGAGGCTGTCGATTCCGTGATCCGAGAATTGGGCGAGGTGCGCTCTACGTTGTTGGTTCTTCCCACAGGAGCGGGGAAAACGAGATGTGCTACCGAGATCGCCACCCGGCGCAGCAGCGATCGCATTCTGTTTCTCGCCCATCGTGATGAGCTGCTAGTACAGGCCCGTGCGCGACTTGCTCGCGACTGCGGCGATATCGTAGGGCTTGATCAAGCTGGCGAGATGGCAGGAGACGAGCGCCTTGTGGTGGCGTCTGTCCAGACGATTTCCCGCGAAGCTCGCCTTAATCGATTCAGGCCCGACCGCTTCGATCTGATCATCGTGGATGAAGCTCACCATTGCTGTGCAACGACCTACAGGAGAGTGCTGGACTATTTCAGCAAGGCTAAAATTGCAGGGCTCACGGCAACGCCAGACCGCGCCGACGAAAAAGCCATGGGTCAGGTCTTCGATTCCGTGGCGTTCCTCTACGAAATTGAGGATGCGATCCGAGACGGATACCTGTGCGACGTCGTGTGTTCTCGAATCGAGATCGCAGGCCTTGATCTGTCCAGCGTGAAGACCACGGCGGGGGATCTAAATCAAGGCGAGCTGGACGCCATCATGAAAGTTGAAGAAACCCTTCTGGCAGTTGCAGACGCCACTCTTCGCGAGGCTGGCGAACGCAAGACACTGGTGTTCACGACCTCGGTGGACAATGCCAAGCGGCTCGCGGAGATTCTAAACCGGCACCGCAAAGGCTGCGCAATGTCGGTCGATGGGAAAACCGAGATTGAGGAGCGCAGACGGATTCTGTCAGGGCACCAGCGCGGCAACTACCAGTTCCTTGTGAATTGTGGAATCACCACGGAAGGCTATGACGATCCATCGATCTCGTGTGTCTCGATTGCTCGCCCGACGAAAAGCCGTGCGCTCTACACGCAGATGTGCGGACGAGGACTACGCATTCATCCCGGAAAATCTAACTGCCTGTTAATCGACTTCGTTGGTAACAGCGGGCGCCACAAGCTCGCGAGCGCGCTTGATGCCCTCGGCGGCAAGTACACCGAGGACGAGGAAGAGATCGCGCAAGAGCTGGTGAAGCAGCACCCAGGCATGAAGGCGCGCGATGCCCTCGATCAGGCCCACGCGTTCGCCGAACGCCAAAAGCGCGAAGCAGAAGAGGCAGCCCGCCGCGCGGCCATCAAGGCGAAAGCCATCTACACGAAGTCCACCGTCAACCCCTTCGAAGTTTTCCACATGGACGTCGAGCGAGAATTCGAAACGTCGGAGCGCTTCGGTGGTAAACCGCCGAGTGAGGCGCAGCTCGGGTGCCTGGAGAAATTCAAGATTCCGATTCCATCGGGATGCACATCGCAGCTTGCCTCAAAGCTCATCGGCACCGCTATCAAGCGACGGCAAGAAAACCTCGCGACTTTCGGCCAACTCAAGACGTTGCAAAAGTTCGGCATCAACGACGTCAATTTGGCCTTCACCACGGCGAGTGGGTTGATCGATGCCATCGCCAAAAACAACTGGAAGCCGTTGCCGTTCCAGACGCTTGATGCGATCCTAGGGAGCCAGCCCAAGCACCAGGCTGTAGCGCCTGCACCGATCCCACAGCGCGCTTCTGTCCCTGCCCATCAACCCCTAGAGAGGAGCTTCGACGATGACGATCTCTCCTTCTGACCGACGTCGCGCGCGGGTTACTGAGGCCTGGGCGGAAGCGTTTCGCAAGGTTTCCGCGCGAGTCACCGAATTCTGCGCCGAGCACGGTCCGCCACCAAACTGCATCGACATGATCCGCGACTATGCGCCGGTTCTTACCAAGCAGATCGAGCAAGCAGAGCAGGACGCGGAAGCGCAGTCGGTCGAGTGGGCGAATGGTGGAGCGGGCGGCGTGCAGGCCAAGATTGACGTGTGGGTATCTCTGTGGCTCGAAGCCCTGGAGATGGTCCACCTTGCTCGCTGATTTTCGCGCGGCGCTGATACTGGCCGGCCTCGTGCCGCCGAAGCAGATCCTTGCTGACGGGCGCATCCACCGTTGCGACGTCGCTGGTAAGCCAGGTCGCAAGGGCGGCGCCTATCAGCTATTCCCAGACCTACTTGGCGGCGGCTACCAAAACTGGTCAATAGGCCCATGGCAGAAGTGGCGCGCCAAACAGCACCAAATGGCCCCAGGCGAACGCGAGGCCATGGTGGCGCTCATAGCCCAGGCGAGCGCAGAACGCACGGCAGAGCGCGAACGGCTCGCACTGGCTGCGCGGCAGAAGGCAAGCCGAATGTGGGCAGCAGCACGAGAAGGCGGGCACGCGTATTTAGACCGCAAGGGGCTCTGCCAACTGGGCACGCGCGTCCTTGGTAACTTACTTCTGGTGCCTGTGCGAAATTCCTCCGGCGAACTCCAGTCACTACAGGTGATCACGGAGGACGGCACGAAACGATTCCTCAAGGGCGGATCGATTGACGGTTGCTTCCTATGGATTCGCCGAGGCGAGGAGACGGGACCGCGAATCTACGTTTGCGAGGGTCTGGCCACTGGGGCGACAATCCACGCGGCCATGAAGCTGAGGCCCGTGGCAGTGGCATTTTCGTGCGGGAATCTCGGGTCTGTGGCGAGTGCGCTTCGGCGAGCTATCCCCGGTAGACGCTTCACGATTTGCGCGGACAACGACCACGCCACCGACGGGAACCCAGGCGTCAAACACGCGACTGCGGCAGCGATAGACATTCATGCGCGGCTGGCAGTCCCGAAGGGGATGGTCGGGACGGACTTCAACGATCTCATGCGCGAAAAGGGGATTGATTGGGTGCGAACACAGATTGAAACTGCAACGATTCCAGGACGTTGAAATTGACAAAAGATTTCTATTTACATTTTCGCAGAAGTCTCCAGAATCGGAGCCGTCTCCGATAGGTAATGTAAGATCCGGATCTTAGGAGAAGTACCCTAGGGTAGATCCGAAGCTAGATCCGGAGCACGCGATTCCACATCAGGGGAGGCAACGAGCTTGACCAACAAAGCGACCGAGAAAAAGGCAATACTACCCGAGGACCCCGAAGCGGCGAAGCGCACCAGGATGGCTGGATGGATCTCGCGCGATGGGTATTTCTATCCCGACAAACAGACCAACGCCGACGCCGAGAGTTTGGCGCGAGCCAACGGGTCTACGCACAAGCGCTGCGAGTGTGGCGTGGTTTTCGAGAAGTGCTGCTGGATCAAGTGCCCTGCATGCCGAGCGAAAGAAGAAGCCGAGCGTGTAGCGAATTTTCCACGGCAGGAATGGGACGGCAGCTCGCCGCTGTATTCGGAGGCATACGACCTGTGGTTCTATAGCTATTCGCAGGTTGAGGATTTCTTGGCGGACAAGCTCGCCGAGCAGCAAGCGGAAGGAATTCGCGACGAGGAGGAGACGCTAGATTTTGACGACCTTGACCCGCGAATCTGCGAGCCCGTGAAGGTGCGCCAGCTCGACGAGGATTCGTGGTATGACGATTTGCCCGAGGACGGGCCAGGGCCAGGGCCACGAAAAACGCCAGCAGCGCTAACAGCGGCCATCGAGGCATTCAATGCGGCCACGAAGGACCTCGTGTTGAGCTGGACCCCGTGCGATATTGTGGCGACCGAAGCAAAGGACGTGGTGTCAGCGCAAATTGCGGCAGTCAGCGCGCTCGCCTCTTCACCCGTCGCGCACCCCGGCCACTACACGTGGATACCCGGCATCGAGTGCGCCGACGTGTCCAAGCATTTTTCCAGCATGACTGGGCAGGCGATCCAGTACATTTGGCGGCATCGGCACAAGGGGAAGCCCATCGAGGATTTGGAGAAGGCGGTGTGCTTCCTGCAAATCGAGATCGAGAAACTGAAAGGCGAGGTGAAAAAGTGAGTCGAAAAAAAACGGGAGATAACGCGCGTCCAGTGGGGCGTCCACCGCTCCCCACCGATGAGAAGAAGAGCAGAGTCTCAAGGTGCAAGCTCCGGCCTCACGAGTACCGCGCGTTCGCACTGGAGGCGGCTCAGAGGGGAATCAGTCGGTCGAATCTGCTGCGCCACGGGCTGAGGATGCTCAATCTCCCAATTGACGCAGATTGATGACGCGCTTTACTTTTCTGCACGGTGGATGCCGAATTTTCTTGCCCCTCGAAATTAGGCGAGTAGTATTGACTCATGTCCACCACACGGAGACACAACATGGCAAATCGACGCGATACGCAAATTACCCAGGAGTTACCAGCGATCGAGACGGCGCGAGACCTGTACGACCGCGACCCGCTGCACATTTTCTCGCACCGATACGTCTACGCTCCCGAGCTGGGCGTGCGGCTAGGGCGCTCGGCCTCGCAGTGGTCACAGGACGCGCTAGGCCGTTGCCTAGCCTATGTGCAGGGGAGCGCGACGCGATGAGAGATTTTCTGACAATTGCGGTATGTTTCGGCGCGCTGGCCTACGGCTGCTGCGCGGCCAAGGCTGACGAGTCGCTACCAGACACCAGGAGCCACCACAGCGCGTGCCTGCACGTCGAGTGGCACTCTGCCCCTACGATTGGTCCAGCGCCTCACCAGGAGCGAGCTGAGGCTCTTCCCGCGAAGGTGGCGAGCAACCCCTGCCCCAGCGGCTGGACGATGGAGGCGGGCACATGTCTACCGGGATGATCGATGCGGCAATGTTCGCCGAGGTGGCCAAGCTGCCGCCGATTGAGGGTGACAGGAGATGCAGTCGCGCGTCTCGGGCGCGGAGTTTGTCGCGGGAATGCAAGCCGGGATCAAGCCGGTGACGCCAGAGGAATTTGCCGAGATTCAAGAAGACATGAAGGAGGGCTGGTAGATGGACGAGCGAGGGTATTGGAGAGAAATGGCACAAGCGCAAGCCGACGACGAAGCAGAAGGCATACCGCCGCTGCCATCGCCGGCGTGCGCGTTGACTATTGGCGAGACCGTTGAGATCCACGGAGAGAAGTTTCGAGTGCGCAAGATCACCAAGAAAGATGTTGTTTTGCGCTCGGTTCGCCAGTGAAAACGCCGCCAATTCCCGAGGATTGCACGACCTGCGGGCTCTGCTGCCAGAGGTACGACTGGATTGCGGTGACAGCGGATGAGGTTGTTCATCTGGCTGAGTATTTTCAGGACCTGGAATTTCTCGCGCGCGACAAACATGGGCGACCGTTGTTTGCTGAGGGCACGTTCTCGATGGATGTCATCGGACGGAGATGTTACGCATCCATAGGCAATAAGTGCTCAATTTACGGGCGCCGCCCAGCCGCGTGCCGAGCATACCAACGAGGCGGTAGGCAGTGCCAAGAGGTGCTGCGGAGAGCGGCGAAAGCGAAGGAGGAGAACGGTGCTAAATAGATTCCTCGATCGGTGCTTTTGGTTTGTACTCTGGGGAGCAGTTTGTCTTGTGGCATTGCCATTGTGGTGGGCCTGGCACGATCGTGTTGTCTCCCCACCGCAGAACGGTCATGCAGACCTATCAGGCTACACGTGCCAAGGCAATTGCACGTCGCTTATTACGTCGACGGTAACAGGGTCGGCAATCTCGATTCCAATCGCGAACGAACACGGAATCGCCAGTTCGAATTCGCGCGACGCCGGCGCAGACGCTGCGGAGTGGGACCCTCTCCACACGTGGGCGTCTCCTCTGTATGCTTACTGCTGCCAGTGGAACGCTACAGAGTGCACGGGTGGCCGATTTTCGTCTTTGCCAGAGGAAGAGTGCTCACGTGAGATTGGCGAGCGCGGGCATGAGAACTTCGAGGAACCGACGTTGGCCACTTCGCCCGCGTTGCATCCGAGTTGGGTGCTGCCGTATTCAGTGGGCAGCCTAAGCATCCACAGCGCGTTGATCAAATTCAAAACCCAGTCCGACGGCTCGGTAGCACCCGAGGAAATTGCGCGTGGGTGCCGTGGCTACCTGAAGCGGTGGGGCGGCAAGACGAAAGGTAAGTGACGATGACCACCGAACAGAAAGTCGACGTTGCGATTCTCGACGCGCACATCAAAGCGAAACGCTGTGAACTAGCCCAATCCAAGGCGCTGGCGAAAGGCCTAGAGCGCGAAATCTACCGCTTGGAATGCCTGCTCGCCAAGTCGAAGCGTGAGGAGAAGCCTGCCCTCATGGACGATGTTGCCGAGGCCACCAAACGGTGGAGACAATGGAAGAAGTCGCACGGCAGAGCAGAGAAGGAGACGGAGGAATGAAGCTCATTACAAGGCAGATACTGGCGAACGAAGCGGCAGGGGCGTGGAGGGAGCACTACTTCACGCAGGAGCATTGCTTCGCGCGCGGAGCGGGGTCCAAGGCGGCCGGCCAGTGGTTCAGCGAAGGAAAGGAATGGATCTACGGTAGGGAGATTGGGTGTATCGAGGAGAGCAAGGGTTGACCTCGGGCGCGAGTTGGCGCATCATGGACGGCTACATGCACATCACGAGCAACCACGGCTGGGAAAAGACCGCCAGTGGTACGCTAAATCACTCTTTGGGTTGCGCTGGAAGGGACACGAGCACGCGATCAAACGCAAGCTCGTTCGGGCAGGTCGCACCTGTGACAGGGGGAAGGACGCCGCCCCACAGGACCGAAACGTAGACGCCAGACTCCACCACAGCCGAAGACGTCATATTCGATAGATTTCTCTCTATAGGTAGATCCGGAGGGGTGGGGCGTCCTGCACCTGGAGGGGAATCGCTCACGTAATGGAAGAAAACATTCCGCTTGACTTGCGGCGCGAAACGGCGGCTAAATCGTAGGGGATGGCGCAAGACAACAAAACAAATCCGGGCAAGGCGGTGGAATCGAAAGCAGGACACGCGTCGGATTCGGAACTGCGGCTCCCCATTGCGACGCTCAAGGCAGACCCGAATAACCCGCGCAAGATTGACCCCGATGCGGCGGCTGGGTTGCAGGTGTCGCTGGAGACGTTCGGGCCGCTCGACATCTGCTTCAACGACGAGACGGGGGAGCTAGTTGGCGGGCACCAGCGCATCAACGCGCTCAAGACAGCTGGCGCTACCGAGGTAGTCCGCACTGGCGACACTGGCCACATCGTCCACCCGAAGACCGGCGAGCGCTTCCCTGTGCGGTTCGTGAAGTGGGACGCGACGAAGCAGCGCATGGCGAACCTCGTGGCTAACAACCCGGCGTTGCAGGGCGACTTCACCGAGGACGCCGTCGAGCAGGCGCGGTCACTCGAAGACGAGGCGCACTTCCACGAGTTGCAGCTTGATAAGCTGATCGCGGCGGAAGAGGCGAAGCTTGGCAAGGAGTCCGAGCCGACCAGCGCAGGGAATGATGACGTTCCTGACGATCCTGTTGAACCGTTTTCTAGGATCGGTGATCTCTGGATCATGGGTGAGCATCGCCTACTTTGCGGCGACTCCACCGACGCCACGCAAGTGGCTCGGCTGATGGATGGGCAGACGTGGAACGCGTGTATTTTCGACCCACCTTACGAAGTCACAGAACTTTACGGACAAGTGCCCAAGGTTGGCAAGGCGCAAAGGCTCGTGATTTTCTGGGACATGTTCCGATTCGCAACGGCGGCGCAGGCTGCGCTCACGAAGGGGTGGGCGCCGCTCTATGAACTGGTCTGGGACTGCGTGACGAGCTGGTACAGCCCCAATCGTCCGCTTGCCAGGCACAAGGCGTGTGGTGTGTTTGGGGACGATCCCAAGTGGGCGTTTGACCGCGCCATTATCGCGGATGGAAAAAAGCGCAAGGCCGGGACCGTCCACAACACGCGCGGGGATTGCGAGTATGAGCCCCTTGATGGTGCGGTCCACATGCGGTCGGTCGAGTCGTTTCCAACCTGCAACGAAGACGGCGGGCACAAGCACTCGAAACCAGAGGCGTGGATCCGGGCGATGCTGGCCGGGGTTGGGGCTAAGGCGGTGCTTGATCTCTTTGCCGGTTCAGGCACAAGCATCATCGCTTGTCAACAGTTGCATGCAAAATGCTACGCTATGGAGTTGGACCCCATCGCCGTTGATGTGTGCGTGGCTCGCTGGGAGAAACTCACCAGCGGAAAGGCCAATCTTGTTCGCGACTAACGAGAAGAACTTGACCATTTTGTCTAGTTTTAGTAGTCTCGTGAAATGGAAGCAAAACGAGACATCAGAAGCGATTCGGCTCCTAGTGGCATCACGCGAGGCGGATGGCACGGGGCCGCAAAACGCAACGGACTCACCGTCAAGGAGTATCTCGTCAAGCGCGCACGCGGAGAAAAGCGTTGCGCTAGGTGCAGGGAGTGGCTGCCTGAATCTCGCTATCAGGCTGATCGCAGTAGAAGCGATGGCCTCAAATCAATTTGTAGGCCGTGCTCCACGGCGGTCAGAACGAAAAATGGCAAACCTCACGGAAGGGGCCCTAAGCCATTGCCAGAGCGCGACGGGGACAAGCGGCAGGCTCGACGCAGAATCAACGTGCTGGTACGAACGGGAAGGCTACCGCGACCAAGCACGCTCGCGTGTGCGGACTGCGGTCATCTCTGGGAGCCAGGGGAGCGACGCCACGAGTACGATCATTACCTCGGATACGAGGCTGGGCATCACCTCGACATCCAAGCGGTCTGTAGTCGCTGTCACCATGATCGCGAGGTGCAGCGATGCAACTAACGGCCATAAGGTGGACGACCAGCACTTGGAACCCCATGAGCGGATGCGAGAGCGTCTCGCCTGGCTGCAAGTTTTGCTATGCGCGCCAACTGGCAGAGCAGAAGCGCGGAACGTTGGCGTTTCCGAACGGGTTCGACCTGACGGTGCGAGAGCACAAGCTCGTCGAGCCGTGGAAGGTCAAGACGCCGTCGCTGATTTTCGTCAACAGCATGTCGGACCTATTTTGGGACAAAGTGGCGGACGAATACAGGGACAAGGTGGTCAACGTGATCGAGTCCTGCCCTCAGCATCAATTCCAGGTGCTGACCAAGCGCCACGAGAACCTAGTCAGGTACAGCCAGCGGCGCAAGCTCCCCGTGAACCTCTGGGCCGGGGTGACGGTCGAGGACCAAACGTGCGCGGATATTCGGATCCCAGCGTTGCTCGATGTCGATGTTCCGGTGCGGTTTCTGTCGGTCGAGCCTGCGCTGTCCCTCGTGGACGTGCGCCCGTGGATCAAGCATCTCCAATGGGCGATTTGGGGAGGGGAATCTGGCACGCACCTGATGGATCCGAAGTGGCGCGACCTACGCGGATGCGCGACCAGGGACGACAAGGGCAAATGGGCGCCGCGCGAGAATCGCATGGACTGGCCGCGGGCTCTCCGCGATGCCTGCGCCGGTGCTGGGGTGCCATTTTTTTTCAAGCAGTGGGGCGGCGTTCGCCCGACGTCGGCAGGCCACGAACTCGACGGGAAGCGCTGGGAGCAATTCCCGGACGTGCATGCCGTGGCGGTTACCGGGCATCGACTCCAGCAAGTCAGCCTGGCGCTGTAGCAGCCCAGATTGGGGGCGCGCGTGTCTGACGACGCCCCCACGCCCGAGCCCGAGGTGGCAGCCGCGAAGGCCGCCGAGCTGAAGGCCAAGCGATGCGCGAACCTCCTCCCACCGATCAAGCCGGGTGAGACGCGCAACCCGACCGGCAACAACGGTCGCAAGAAGCAGGCCGCGCTGATTCGCTGGCTCGAAGAGGCGACCGAGAAGGGGCAGCCGCAAACCCGCATTGAGCGCGTTTGGCAGGCGATGTACCTGGAGGCCATCAAGGGCGACGTCAACGCCGGAAAGGCGCTCATGGAGCAGCACGGGGGCAAGCCGCGCCAGCAGCTAGACTTGTCCAGCGAGGACGGGAGCATGTCGCCGCTCGGTCCTGCCAAAATTGCCCTCGATTTGCGGGCGGCGATTGAAGCGGAGAAGGCGCGTCTCGCCGAGGAGAAGCCAGCCGATGCTGGCAAGTGATGACAGATCTGAGTTGCAGTCCGCAATAGATGCATTCGGCGGCAAGGCCCAATTCCTAGCGTGGCTAGAGCGGCGCTCTCATGAGGCACAGGTGGCGCTCGGATACGATTGGGAATTCATCGCACGCAAAAAGCAGCTTCCGCCTCCAGGACGATGGAGGACCTGGCATCTGCGAGCTGGACGTGGATTCGGGAAAACGCTCACAGGAGCGCAGTGGGTGCGCTGGAAGATTGAGCATGGTGGATGCATGCGTGGTGGAATCGTGGCGCCCACGTCGGCTGATGTTCGCGACGTCATGGTCGAAGGCCCGAGCGGAATCCTTGCGATATCGCCGCCTTGGAATCACCCAGTGTACGAGCCGTCGAAACACCGCATAACGTGGCCCAATGGTGCGCAAGTCGCTACGTATTCGGCAGAGGAGCCAGACCGTCTTCGAGGTCCGCAGCACGAGTTTCTGTGGGCTGACGAGCTGGCGGCTTGGCAACGGCTTCAAGAGACCTGGGACATGATTCAGTTCGGGCTACGTCAAGGGCATGGCACGCAGGCACTCGTGACGTCGACCCCGCGTGGCCTGAAGTTCTTGCGCGCGCTCGAAGCTGATCCGAAGACGGTTACGGTAACTGGCTCGACCTACGAGAACGAGGCGAACATTGATCCAGACTTTCTCGACGTCCTGAAAAAGAAATACGAAGGAACGCGGCTTGGTCTTCAGGAAATCAGCGCCATCATCCTCGACGACAACCCCGGCGCGCTGTGGAAGCGCAAGCTGATAGACGACAAGCGGCTGACATTGGCGGAATTCGCCACGATGGGGATACAGTTGCGCCGTGTCGGCGTGGGGTTGGATCCATCGACCACGGCGGACAAGCACAGCGACGAAGCTGGTATCATCTGTGCCGGCATTGGGATGTGCACGTGCAATGGCAAGCAGGAAATGCACGGTTTTGTATTCGAAGACGACACCGATATCTACTCGCCGCAGCAGACGGTTGCCCACGTTCTGGGCATGTACAATCGCCGGATGGCCAACGTCGTGGTCGGAGAGACGAACCAGGGCGGGGATTGGATTGAGGCGCTTTTTCGTACCCATCCTGATGCGCATTCGATGCGGTATGAGGGAGTCCACGCGAAGGACGGTAAGCGGCTGCGCGCAGAGCCAGTGGTGTCGCTCTACGAGCAAGGGAGAGTACATCACGTCGGGATGTTCGCGAAGCTTGAGGATGAAATGGCTACTTGGGATCCAAAAACATCTGACGACTCACCTGATAGGATTGATGCTCTTGTGCACATTTTGACGTTCTTGCTAGGGCTACGCTCTGGCGCGGGAATCTTCTCTGTTCTCTGATCTGAAAGGCAACGACCATGGCAAACTTCTTCTCAAAACTTCTCAGCAACCGCGCCCTTGCCGCTGTCGATGCAGCCGAAGCGCTCGACACGCGCCCACTTGTCGCGCACACCGAGCCTGACCACTACAAGATGGCGCTCGACAACCTGCGGAATTTCGTAACTGGCATGGGCACGATGTCCGACAAGGCCGAGCATTCGCACTACTTCCCAGAGGTGGGGATGTCGCGGAACACAGCTAGCGCCATCGTGCGTTCGAGCTGGGTCGCCAAGCGAATCGTGAACACGGTGGCAGATGACATGGTCCGTGAATGGCGCGATGTCATGTGGGATGGCTCGCAGGATGATGAAGTTGACGGAGTCTTTGGAATTCAGCAGGAGGAGAAGCGCCTCAAGGTACGCAAGCGGGTGCACACCGCGATCAAGTGGGCGCGCCAGTTCGGCGGATCGCTCATCGTCATGGTTATCAAAGGACAGACTGGGAAGCAGCAAATGGAGCTACCGCTCGAAGTCGAGAAGATCAAGAAGGGGAGCCTCTTGAACCTTGTCGTCTACGACCGATGGAGGCTCTATGGCACCCCACCCGACAAGCGCGACTTCACGGTCAACCCAGACATCCTCGTGCCGTACCTCAACCAGACGCTTGACGATCCCAACTACGGGTCGCCCGAGTTCTATTTCCTCGCCGACACTTCTTCGAAGATTCATCACAGCCGCTGCATCCGCTTCGACGGCGAGGAGCTGGATTGGTACGAGTGGAACCGGAATGCCATGTGGCACGATAGCGTGCTGAAGTCGGTAGAGCGCGTGCTGAAGAGCTACGGCACCCTGATGGCCGGGTGCTTGAAGCTCGTCACAGAGGCGAGCCTAGACGTCGTATCGGCGAAGGGATTCAGCGATCTGCTTTCCACCGATGGAGGCACGAATCAGGCGCAGATTCGCTACCAGATGCTGAACTTGATGAAGTCCATGTATGGGCTCGTAGTGCTCGACAAAGAAGACGAATCGTACGAGCGCAAGCCGATGACCTTCTCGGGCCTGCGTGATTTGCTCGATCGCATGTCCCTTGATGTAGCCGGAGCGGCCAACATGCCCGTGTCGAAAATCTTCGGTCAGTCTGCAACTGGCTTGAACGCCACAGGTGAAGGCGATTCGCAGAACTACGAGAACGACATTGCGGGTCGACAGGAAAGCGACCTATCCCCTCAGAT